CATTTTCAGTTGTTTGGTCACTGCTATCAATTAGTACCCAAGTATCAACTAATGCTCCTGTGTAACGATAAATTACTGGATAGTTTTCAACGTCTGATGTGTCAATCCATAAGTCACCTAATACTATACTAGAACCATCTGATTGTACAAGCGGTTGACTTGCGCTGACAATTGGTCCATTTGCATCTGTGCCGTTCATTGCTGAATACACTGGACTAGTAGAATCTTGATAACCTACCCAAGTACTACCATTGTTGATCATAATGTCAGCTTCATCAACAATTGAATTGTACCATAATGTTCCTGCTGCTGCTGTATTTGTTGGTGCTGCACTACTTGCTGTATACTTCAGTGCTTCCCAATTACTTACTCTGTATTGTATTGGATTACCAGCGCCGTTATCAACACCAGGTTCGTCACTTACAAAGCGTATTCCTGTTTTTGTTGTAGCGTTATAAGGACTAATGCCTAAGCCAGTTAGTACTGAAGATGCACTACCTGCTGAGTCAGTAAGTCTAATTTCGCCGCCCTTAGAATGTGTAAGAACAATTTGGTCTGCTGCATCAACGTCTGCACTTACATAAGGAATAGCTGCACTTGTAATTTGTGCTGCTATATCTACTGCTGTTGCTCTAGCTGTTGTTGATCCTGTCCAACCAACTAATGACATTGTACTGAAGTCGCTACTGCCTGGTGAAGTTGCTTGAATATTAAATTCATAAGCTCCGCCATTAACAAAACTTGCAAGTGTCACTGGGTTAGAAGTAATAACTGTACTACCTACTGCTGCTCTTTTAAATATTTTAAAAGTGCCTTTTGGACTTGCGTCTTGGGCAACATTGCTCTGTACATGCAAATTACCAATTACTAAGTTGCTACCACCGCCTACTTTATCTAAGTTCAATAAAGCAATTTCAGCCGTGTCGTAAATTGGAGCTTCAACTGAGTCCCATAATTTTGTACTAGTATTCCAAGTTTTAACTCTCCAACGTGCGCCTAAGTTAGGTGTAGTTGTTTTGAGCCATACACTACCTGTAGGACGTCCATTATAGCCGCCTGCTGTAGTTTTAAATGTGTCTGGAATTTCTGTATGCTTACTAATTTGTAAAGCTGGTATGTTAAACGTACCGCCTGTTAGTCCTAAGAACGTAAGTGCTTCTCCGTTGCCTGAGCCAACTAGAATTTTTACAGTAGCAGTGTTTGAGCCATCGTTGTAAATTGCTAGTTCGCCATTTACTACTTTAGCTGTTATACCAGTTAACGAAAAGCCATTGATAGCATCTTTAACTGCTGCAATAGAATCGCCTGGAGTAACTGTAACTACTGTACTGTTTATTGTAAATGTGTCTGCTGCTGCTGCTCCTGAATCTTCACCAAATAGTGTGCCTGTCTTTGCACCTAGTATAGTTGGAATAGATCCTTTCCACGCAGCTGAGCCTAGCTCTACCCAACCAGTTGATGCTCTGTACCACATAGTGTTTAAGTTAGTTACTGATACAACTGCATAGTCGCCTACTGTGCCAATTGAAGCAAGTGGAGTATAGTTTTGATTTTCATAGTCTGCTACCTGTGTTTGCGCTGTAAGTACTAGCGGAACTTTGTTAGCAAAAGTTTGTCCTGTAGATGCAACTGATGAATTGTTCCAAATTTGCATACCGTATACACTTGAAGCTGTGTCTAGCCAATATGTGCCTGCATCTGGGTTAGCAGTTGGAACTGTTGTACGAGCTGTTAATTGACCTAAGTCAATATCTGCTCTTACAACCCAAGCTCGGTTACTTACACCTAAATACGAATAAGCAGCTTGCAAACCATATTCATTAAGTTCTGAACCATGAATTGCGTTACTACTTGCGTCTGTTTGAAATGTTGGGTCTCCAAATGTTTCAGCTAGGTCGCGTTGCGATGTTAGTAGGTACGGTTTACCAGCGTTTGCTGTTAATGTTCCTACCGCAGTGCCTGAGCCTGAAGCATTTAGTTTATTCTCTGCTGATGTAACAAAGATTACTGGGGTTGTGCCTGGTTCAGCGGGAGTATAAAAACTTTCGTCTACTACGCTAACTTGTACACCTGGTGATACTAATGCCATTTTCGTCTCCTGTGGATTGGGTATTCTGTTACATGTATTTACCATTATCTAGTAAAAGGATAGTGCAAACACCCTATAAAAAGGGACCGAAAAGGTGAGCTAAATACAATATGAGGCCATTATGCAAGTGCGGACACCGTCCAGCAGCTATAAATTACAAAAAAGGACACAGAACCTACTATCGGAAGCTCTGCGAAACTTGTTTGCGCAGTGGCATAGGTCACGGCATTCCAAAGTGGAAACAAGCAGGATATATTAAAAAGAATGTATGCGAAAAGTGCGGATTTAATTCAAAGCACGAAGAACAGTTTAATGTATTTCATATAGATGGTGTCTTAGAAAACTGTCGACCAAATAATTTAAAAACTATCTGTGCTAACTGTCAGCGCACTCTTCAAAAAGAAGGTGTTAAGTGGAAGCAAGGCGACTTAATTCCGGACTTCTAAATAAGTCATTAACTGATCTAAATTAAACTTTAAATCTTCTAATGTGCCGTTGTTGTCAATTGTAAAGTCAGACATCCATTGTTCTAAGCTCATCGAATCAGATGCTTCTGCTTCTAGATGCATACTGCGATCAACCCAAATACAATAATCAAATACACCAGTGTTTTGCATTGCAAAGAATTCACGCTTGTTGCGTAGCCCACAATATATATCGTAAGCTTCGAACATCTCTCTACCTAGAGTCGCTGCATCAGGTACATTATAATCACAGATAGCATTATACCATTCTGCTCTGTGATTATGCCTGTCAGCATAACACTCTTCCTCATTAGCATATCCATACTTGTCCTTTAGGTCGTTGTATATAAATTGTAAGCTACAAAATTTTGAGCTGCTTTCAAATGTGTATCTATAATGATCACGCAGCATTTCACACACAGTATCTTTACCATGTCGGCCGTGGCCAATAACTAATAATTTAGGTTTAATCATCTAAGTCTCCAGTGTTCTTTATAGTGTACACTAAATTCTAGTAAATGTCAACCTTAATCGTAATGACCGCCTAAAACAGCAATGGTGTTTATATCATCTTGGTAAAGTTGTTCTTCGCGTTCTGCATATGCTTCAGCAAATCCTTCTTCGTGAAGATATATTTCGTTGTTGCCCCACAGGCGTTTAAAATATGAATGGTAAGTTTTTTCAACATCTTCATCAGACCAACTTATATCAATAAGTTTACCTTTGACTATCCAATTAAGTCTGTTAGCTTGTTTACGCACGTATGGTGAACACATATGTTTCTCCTACTGTAATTGTATTTACACAGGGTCTAACTTGTTAGCGCAAACTCAGACTTCTTTTAGCCAATTACAAATGTGTAACCAGTGCCGCCTGCAACTGACAATGTTAACTCTTCTTCAAGTTTTTCCATTTCTTGTTGTGCTTCTGATTTAAGATCGTTTCCGTTTAGTGTCGAACCACCTTGTGGACCAGCGATAGTAGAAAATTTACTTCTTGCTTCGCCGAGCATAAATTTACATGTTGCTAACGTATAATCTTTGAGCCATTGGTTCGCAAGATAATCTTTTAACAACTCGCTATCTGGACGATAATTATATGCATATAGCATTAGCGTTTCATTTGATCTAGGACGCTGTAGCAGTGTTATTTTTTTAGTAGTGTTATTCCATTTAAATTCAATGAAGCTACCAAACATACGTCCTACCATTTCTTGGTATTGACTAAACATGTCATATGTTGCTAGGCCGCCCATATTTGAACTTGACAGTAAGTATGTATTTGTGTATGCCATATTGAACGGTTCAAATATAGTGCCTCCATCGCCGCCGCCTGTACGAGATCCAACGCTTCTACGGAAAATTTGACGGACTTCCATTACTTCTTTTGGCAATGTGTATTCATTTATATCTTTTGCTGTTTGCATAAACAAATAACTTTCTTCAACTGCATGTTCTGTTCGTTGTCTATACTTATTTAGGCTTTTTGTCAATGCTGTCTTATAATGAATTGGATCTAGCTCGACATCTATCATGCCACCGCCCAGCATTGTATGTACGTAATCAAATACTTCTTGTTCTTGTGTTGCTAATTCGTTTGCCATTTATAATGTTCTCCGTTACTATATTTATCGCATAAATATGTATATGCCAAGATTAAGTTTATATAAACCAGAGCGTGGTAATGATTATGAATTTCTAGACAAACAAATTCTAGAAATGTTTACTATCGGCGGCACTGATATACATATTTATAAGTATATTGGTACTGACGACGGTACAACTGTTAAAGATCATACGCAAATACAAGATATGATGTTTCTCGAAAATCGAGACAGGTCATATGATCCCGATATTTATAGATTACGTGGAATATACAGTGTTCAAGATAATGACTTTGATTTAAGTCAATTTGGATTGTTCCTAAGTAATGACACATTGTTTATGACCATACATATCCGAGATTCTGTAAAGATGATTGGTAGAAAAATTATGTCAGGCGATGTGTTCGAATTGCCACACTTAAAAGATGAGTATGCTGAAAATGATCATGCACTAGCACTTAAAAGGTTTTATGTTGTTGAAGAAGTAACTCGCGCAGCAGATGGTTATAGTCAAACTTGGTGGCCGCACTTATATAGAGTTAAGCTAAAACAAATATACGATGGTCAAGAATTTAAAGATATATTAGATTTGCCTGCAAACGAAGAAGTTCCTGGTGACACAACTTTACGAGATTTATTGTCTACATACGAAAAAGAAATGCAAGTTAATAATGCAGTAATATCTGAAGCTGTAGTCGAAGTTGAAAAAAGCGGATACGATATTAGTCACTATTTTACAGTTAACGTTGACGATACTGGGTTAGTGGAATTGTCCGCTGTGAAAGACTCTAGCGGATTTAGTGTTATGGCTCCGCCAGAGAGAACAGGATACCAAGGATACATTATAGGGGATAGAATGTCCCCTAATGGTGATGCTTTTGGATTCGGCATATCATTTCCAGGCGAACCTGATACGAATGATTATTTTTTACGCACAGATTTCTTACCAAATAGATTATTCCAATTTAAAAATAATAAATGGAACAAAGTTTATGATATTAAACGTGCAGAGCTTTATGGTTCTACATTAACTAATACACAAAAAGGTTCGTTCATTAATAATACAGGTTCTAATGTTATAGGCGGAGATACTGTTACTGAACGACAAGGCTTGAACAAAGTACTTAGACCCAAGGCGGATAACTAATGCAGCATTTTTATGATGGTCAGATAAGACGTTACCTAACACAAATTGTAAGGATTTTTGGTCAATTTAGTTATCAAAACGGAAAAGGTGGGTTAATACAAGTTCCAGTAACTTATGGCGATTTAACCAGGCAAGTTGGTAGTATTCTTAGAGACAATTCAGAAAATAAAATTCCAAGTGCACCACGAATGGCAGTTTATATTACTGGCTTAGAAATGGACACAGCTCGCCTTGCTGATAGCAGTTATATTAACAAACTTAATATTAGAGAACGGGCTCTAAATGCCAGCGGCGATGAATATTTAAAGGCCAGTGGCAAAAATTATACTATTGAACGTATTATGCCCACTCCGTATACTCTTAGTGTTAATGTGGATATTTGGACAACTAATACAGATCAAAAATTACAATTACTTGAACAAATTGCAATGCTGTTTAATCCAAGTTTAGAGATCCAAACTTCAGACAATTATGTTGACTGGACTAGTTTAAGTGTATTAAATATAGACAATATAACTTGGAGTAGCAGAAGTATTCCAACTGGCACCGAGTCAGAAATTGATGTAGCATCTGTAAGTTTAAAAACCCCAATATTTGTTAGTCCGCCAGCTAAGGTTAAAAAGCTAGGCGTTATTACAAATATTATTACAGCAGTATTTGCTGATACTGGATTAGAAGTAAACATTAACGAAGATGCGTATGCCCAAAGTCTTGTTAAACAAAAATTAATTGATGGTGACGAAACTACTGTTACTATGCCTAATACAGATGGATCTAATATAGCACTAGGCACTGAAGATGCTTTAGTTGTTACATCGTATCAAAATTACGATCTTGTAATAATTGACGGTGTTGCTAAATTAATGAAAAACGGCCTTGTTAATAATGCA